CTTGCCTGGCGCCAGCCCCAGATTTGCGTGGCATCGACGTGGATGAAGTAGGGGCGGCGGCCTTGGGCGCGTTCCTCAGCAAGATTTCGCGCTCCCATTGCTGCGGGATAGTCCACCAAAATGGCGCTGTGGCCGTAGGTGAGGCTGCTGACAAGGGCGCGACGGGCATATTCATTGATATTTGAGCCGATGCCGTCGATGTTTTGGGCAAGTTCCAGCCAGTAGGGGTCGCCCTCAATATGGATGGGTTTGCGGAGGATGGCGCCAGCGGCGGTTTCGATTAGGCGGCTGGTGTATGGGCTGAGGACGCTGCGATCGACGCGGGTTTCGTAGGCGTCGTCGTCTTCGCGGGGTTCTTGGGGGAGATATTTCTCGCTCTGGTCGCGGAGATATTCGGTGCCGTTGGTGACGGCAGACATCACGCTCCAGTCAGTCATCATTGCGATGACATCGAGGCTGCGGACGAACGGAGATTCGCTGACTACAGCTCCGGTCGGTGGGATGTTGGCGCTGTAGACCACGGCCTGACTCCTACTTTGTAATCAGTTTATCCGCATTAGCCGGGGACACTACGAGCAGGGCTAGAAAATAGCGTAATGAGCATTGATGTTGGATTCAATCGCAAGCCTGCTGCTTGCAAGATCTAAAGGATAATAAATCACTTCCTGAATAAAGCCATTAAGATAAGAGCCAACGCTTACCCGTTCATGGGCGCCTATGGTAAACCTGTTTAGTGTGAGCAGGCCGACATCACAGTTAAAATTAGAAAGAATCGCCGTTGACTGGTGATAGCCGCTAATGCTGGTGCCATTTGTTGTGGCCGAGACTAGGTTTTGAACTATTCCTGGTGTGCCAGCTTGCGTGATTTCGTTGGAGGCGTTGCCGTCATCGCGCTTGCCAAAATTTAGGGAATTATTGTTAAAATAGTCGCCAAGGACAAACAAGTCGTCGTTGCTTGCCGAATTGCCCAAAGCCGCAACAGACATAAAATTTGCGTTGTTGTTTACCTTGCTGACATGAAAAGCCGAAGCTGGTTTGTCAGTTCCACTAAAGGCTGATGCGACTGCATGGGCTGATAAATGCTGACTAGATCCATTAAAGCTTAAAGCAGGCTTGGAATTGATGGTTTGCGATGAACCAGAAGATACAATACTCGGCTGATTTGCAGTTGTTGTTTGGGTAGCGTTATACCCGTTACCGCTCTGGTCGTACCACGTCCGCACAAAACCGTTATTACCAGCGCCCACCCACGCGGCAAGCGTGCCATCACTTACCTCTGCGGCGGTGAAGTCCTGCTCAGCGTTGTCGTTATCGCGGCGGACTCGGACGACGGCGGAATCTTTGCCGCTCCGTCCTTGCAGATTACGAAGACTGTAAGCAGCGGCTGCACCTGGATAAATGTCCAGCAGCCCATTTTTCTCGTCTCCCGTAATAATCCAGCTCATCGCAACACCTCCGTTTGATTAACGGCAGTGACTAATAGGTCGTGGTTTGTGTAAGTCATGGGATTGCCACTCCGATTGCGTTGATGAGGTCGGTGACGCGGGCGTCGAGTAGGGCGAGGTCTAGGGCTTCGCCGATGGAGTAGAAGGCGAGGCGAGCGTTTGCATAAATAGAAACAGGAGAGCCTGCGTTTCGGCGAAATACAAATAGATTTTGAGCAAAGGGTGTTTGTGATGACGAGACAAACGTAGTCTGTAGTTTTTCTATACTTACAACATACTCAGACGCATCGGTTCGATTTGAGCCGACCAAACCTGTGGCCGCTGCTTTGCTTGCAACGGTCGAAGAATTTGACGTGGAGAGCCTAAAGAATAGCGTGCTAAGACTAACGTCGGAACCGATAACGCTAGATCCAACGTCCGCACCACCAGCACCGATATAGGCTCCGGGTCCAGTTGTTTGCGGTGTGGTCACAAAACAAGCCAGATGGCGATCATTTTGCGGATCAGCATTGTTATTCCTGTTGCTATCCAAATACTTCGTGCTGCCGTCACCAATCAACCCAGTCTCTCGGTTGTAGTCTCCAGCAACAAAGTTAAAGTTAGTCGGCGCAGTTCCCACCAACGGAACCAAAGCACCAGCCAGTGTCCTAGCGCCAGCCAGAATACAACTCGCCTTAATCGCACTCCAGATTCCATCTGCCTTACAACCAAGCACGAAGTTGTCAATCGCAATCTTGACCTTCTCCTCTAGTGCTTGACCGTCTGCCGTTTCTACAGCAGTGATGTAAGCAGCAGCGTCAGGATCCATCGGCTGCCACGTTTGGCGGAGGGTTACTTTCCCAGGTACATAAATAGTCATGGTATAGCTGCTCCGATAGCGGTGATTAGAGCTGACATGCGGGTGTCAAGGGCGGCGAGGTCTAGGGCTTCGCCGATGCTGTAGAAGGCGAGGCGGCCATTAAATGGTGCCTGAATCGCTTCTCCGCCAGATCCACCACCGAAGATACGAACATCAGCACTAGATGGAGATTGGCTTGATTGACTAATTGAAGTTGAGGTGTTGGAGATTCGTGCAATGTACGAAGCGGATGCAGAACGCGATGCTCCTAAAAGCGAATTATTCGTAACAATTCCGAGGCTAGCATTCGCTGCGGAGTTCCTCTGCCGCACAAAAACATTATTTGATCCTGAACCGATAACATTGTCGCCCGTGCCATATACAGCAGTATTGCCGCCAATAATTCTCATTCCTGCAGTTGTTCCTCTATCAGTCGCGTAGACAGCGTTATGATTACTGTCTTGTGGATCATCGTTATTATTCCTATTACTGTCTAAATACTTCGTACTGCCATCCCCCACCAACCCCGTCTCTCTGTCGTAATCTCCAGAGACAAAGTTATAGTTTGTGGGAGCAGTCCCCACCAGCGGAACCAAAGCTCCATTCAAAGTCCTAGCACCTGCAAGGATACAACTCGCCTTAATAGCATTCCAGATGCCATCATTCTTGCAGCCAAGGACAAAATCATTGATCGCCTTGGCTACACCAAATTCCAGCTCCTGTCCATCGGCTGCCTCCACAGCAGCGACATACGACACTGCTTCAGGTTCGGTCAGTCCGTTCCAACCAGGCACCCATCGCAGCGTCATACATCACCTCCATCGGGCTCAGTAGTGTCGTTGTCTACTGGTTCAACCCAGCCAAACGGTTTGCCATCTGCCTGGAACTGCGGGTCAACAGGACCGGCGTAGTAAGGACCGACCTTATACAGCTCAGCCCGTTGGCGAACAGTCTCCACCACGCTGGCGGTGAAATACTCTTCAGGTGTGGTAGCAGTTGTGCTGCCTTGTACAAGACTGAACTCAACTACCAAAGCAGGCAGCAGTTCGTCGGGAATGGCGATGGTGAAGTCCACGGTCAGATGCCTCAGGATTTGATGACGGCAAAGCCGATCACGATGGCTTCACTTAAGGAGCCTGCCGTGATGTTGCGAACGTTGATGCTGGCAGAACCAGCAGCGGCCTGTGCATTAAGCACGTATGCGCCTGCCGTACCACCGGAGACGTGATTCAAAACCAGCAGATCAGTAGCTGCAATGCTGGTATTAGTGAGCGTAAAGCTAACTGTTGTATCTGCGCTCAGTGCTGCACCATTCATGGTGATCGCACCACATGGAGCGTTGAGTGTGACGCCAGTGCTTTTGTTGGTTTCTTGTGTAACGGTGCCACGACCAGTGCCGTAGCCAAAAGTGCCAGCAGTGGCGTCATAGCTCAGATTGCCACCAGCTTGAGCACCAGCATTGTTATAGGTAACTTGCCCAGTAGACCCAGCAACTAATGCGACGGTGCCAGTGGCATCGGGGAAGCTGATCGTGCGGTTGGCAGTAGGTGTGACCACCTGCACGGTGGTTTCGTAGGTGCCGCCGTCATCGAGGTTGATGTCACCGCCAACGCCCAGCTCTTTGGCGCTGTCGTCCCAAGTCAGGTCGGCGGAACCAGCGAGCGAACCGCCGTTGTTGTACTGGACCTGCGTATCGGCACCCGCTGCTGCGGTGGTGTCGATCAGGTCGAGATTCCCAGTAAATGGGTTGAACTTAACGCCCATGGCTCAGCTCTTGGTGACGGAGATCAAGTTGTTGCTGCCGTCGTAAGCAAGCGTTAGCGTTGCCACCGTGGTGCCGCCAGAACCGCCGTCCTTGTAGACTACGCCGGTGAGGTTGGCGCCGGTGTAGCTCAAGTCGATGTAGTCGTGGGCTGGGATTTCCAGTCCTTGGACTACTGCATTTGAATATGTACCGTCTGGATTTCGGACTAAGCCGCTAACGGTGCGCTCGGTTATAGGCACGACTTAAGTCTCCAAGCGATACACGCATTTGCCCCAGTCTACGGGATAGTTTGCTACTTGCGCTTAGTCGTCGTCCTCTTCTTCGTCGTCGGGGTCTGCAATTGGAACCAGCACTTCGATGCCTTGACTAAGCATTGTGACGAAACCGCCGATGATTTCGGGGTTTTGGGGTGTCTTAAACACGAATGTGGCGTGGGTAAGGCCGTCTTCAGCGTCAATTTCAATGTGGATACAGCCACCGTTGACCGTTTGGATTGCCATTAGCCGTGATAAGCAACTCCGATGTGGGGAACAATGCTGGGTGTGCCAGAGCTGATGGAGGCAACTCTCATACGGATCTTTGCGGCGGGTTTGCCATCGTAAAAGTAGACGTATTCACCGTCGGAGTTGATTGTTTTGCTGGTGTCGATTGTGAACCAGTTGCCGTTGCCGTTAAAACTGCACTCCAGTGCCAAGCTGAAATTGGCGCCGCCAGTAACAGTGGCCGCAAATGTGTAGCTGCTTGAGTGGGCAGGCACCTCGATCCACTCGTTTACGGCGTCCATTGTGGCGCCTGTGTATTCGACCACGTTTGTGTAGCGGTCCACAGCAGTAATAGCGACGGCAGCCATAACTACTTCTTCCGCTTTTTGGTGGTTTTAGCTGCTTTTTTGAAGGCGGCAGCGGTGGGGGCACCTTTTGCGCCAGGCTTGCGCATCTTTTCGCCGGAACCGGCGGCGATGCGCTTGCGTTTGGCGTGGATGTTGCTGTACAAGCCGCGCTTGGCCATCACTTCCTCCGCTTTTTGCGCTTCATGCCAGCCTCGGACATGGCAATCGCAGTCGCTTGCTTGCGGCTGGTTACCTTTTTGCCCGAGCTGGACTTTAGTTTGCCCGATTTGTACTCGGACATGACCTTTTCAACCTTCTTTTGGCCTTTTGTGAGCTTCTTTTTGTCACCGTAGTGGCCGGGCATCGGTTAAACACCTACTACCAAACACGATAGTTGGTTTTGCCGAGAGATTCCGGCTTAGCAAGGTTGAAGGTTTGAAGGCAGAGGTAGCCGAGGGCGTCGAAAGCGTGGTCAACACCAAGGTTTTTGTTGGGAAGGCCGGTTCCAGGGGCGTAAGTCAACGTGCGGAGGGATTTGATTAGTTCTTTGCACTTGGGATTGATAAAAAGGCGGCGGGTTCCAGATGCGTCGAGGAGGGCGGTGTTGACGCACGTGATCTTGTCGCGGATTTTCCACGGGCTGCGGGGGCTAGACACCGTGAAGCCGGACTTACGCAAAATGTTGTGGTCGGTTGCTCCAACGCCGGCGGTTTTGCGGGCGCCACCCGTTGGGTCTGGGCAGGTGATGATGCGTCGCTCCACGCCGTAGCGGGATTGGATTTCTTCGCATAAATCCCAGGTGGTGGCGCCGCCGGTCATGATGATTTCGTCGAAGACCCAGAGCACGTCGCCCTTTTTGACCGCGCAGATCGCACTCATGGGGTCGATGTTGAAGTCCACCCCAATCAGCAGGGGCAAAACGGGCAGGTCTTGGACGGTTTTGTCGATGTTGTCGTCCGAGAAGCTGATGGCGACCAGGCCCGAGAGGTTTTCAAAGCTGGCTTCGAATTCTTGGCGGAAGGTGCGGGCGTCGAGTTGGGCGCGAGCAGCTTCGATCTCTTCCGGTGGGACGTTGTCGCCGTCGATCGTCGTGAATTGCCACCGCTGCCAGTCCTCGTCGCCGCTGTCGGCGTACTGCCAGAGTTCGTAAAACCAGCTCGCCGTGCCATCCGGGGTGGAAATGAACAATGCCCAGCCTTGTTTGTCGGCCAAAGCTGGGCGGATGACTTCGAACCAGACTTCGCTGGACATAAATGCGGCTTCGTCCAGCACCACGCCAGCCAAACTGCGGCCACGGAGGGCCATGGCGTTTTCAGTGCCCTTCAGTTCGATCGTCGAGCCGTTCACCAGCTCGATCTTCAGGTCCGTCTCGTTTTTGCTCTTGATCCACGCCTTCGGGACCAGCTTTTTCATCACCTTCCAGGCAATGTCCTTCGCCATCCGGTATGTAGGGGCCGCGTAGAAGAATGTTTCGCCCGGCCTCTCGATCGCCCCACGCAGCAATTCGATGCATGACAGGTAACTTTTTCCGAATCGTCGCCCGGCAACGAGGACTCGGAAGCGTTTACGGCTACTAAATACTTCGCCTTGGGCGTAGCGGAGGTTGAGGGTTCCAGCAGCCGTGGCTGTCATTTGTATTTTTATGGGTACTTTCTAGGGTATTACAGGAATTGAACCCCTGCCCCCTGTAGTACAGAAGAAGAAATTGCGGATATATCAGTAGGTTCCCCGCACCCCCGTACGGACGTACTACTTTCGCAACACTCCCCCCTATTGAGAATAGTACGGGTGTACTCCCAAGAGATTTACAAAATACTTGGGAGTACTCGTGTACTAACGTACAGCTGTACTAGCCTGCCGCGCACACAAAAAAGCCGGGGGGTGAGCCCGGCTAGTACGTTTGATCTAGAACAGCACCTGCCAGGCGAGGGCCAAGGCGAGGGCGAACCAGAGGATTTTGGCTTGCTGTTGGAGCTGGTCGATGGTGGCGGCTTGGTGGTCGGTCAGCTCGCAGGCGGCTGAGATGATCTCGTCCTTGCTGCTGCTGGTTGTGATGGAAGACATGGAACAGTTGTCCCGGGTGTGGCAAGCGGTGGTCTTGAGCATTGGGAAGTCCTCCCTTTGGGTACGCTCTATCCTTGCACACTACAGCGCAGAACGCAAGGGGTAGACGTACCAGACGCAACGGCTACCTGGGGGTAGTGGTTCGGGTGTACTACTCCCGGTTGCGCCGATCGTCCACCGTGATATTGAGGGTCGGAGCTGCTGCGGCCTGTTGCTCCACGCCAGCCTCATTGATCACCGCGCCCATGTCCTTGAGCAGCATTGCGACTGTCTGCAACTGGCCTTTGCGCAGCGCCTTCTGA